GTTAATGCGAGCCGCAGGATCAGCAAAGTAATCTGTGCCCATGTCTTTGGTGAGTGATATTTGTACAGCATCTTTAATAAGTTTTTCAACTGGTTCAAACTCGCCTTTTTCTAACAGGTCTGCACTTTTAAGAATAGCACGTTCAAGTTCTTGACGCTTGGTAAATCCCTCAAACTCGGTCATGAACCAGTCAAAGTGTCCTTCGTTCAAGTCCGGCACTGGTTGCAGTTTGATGCCGGTGGTCGCACTAATCTGCACCTTGTCAGGCATGGTCTTGTGTTTGTCACTGTGCTCTTTAATAAACTCAGCCGCAGGACGCAGACTCCGGTCAAAGTTTTGTGGGTTGTAGATGTTTTGAACACGCACATAACTGCCGGCGTCTTCTAACATCATTTCTAAGAATAATCGTTGGACTTCAAGTCCGTAATCTTTTAACAAGTTGTTTCTTCCTTAGTTCTATTTTAATTCGACTGCTCTCACTCGATTGCATTATAGTTAGCAGTGTTGCTAACTTGCCCCAGAGTTTCACAGCATCGTTGATATCTTTGACACCCGCTGGCCAGTCCGGAATGCTTACTGCCCATCCCAGTTCCACAGCACGATCGATTAATGCCACGCCTGCGGCATCTTGGTCTGGCACCACAACAACATTGCGTCCTAAGCTACGTATTAGTCTTGCTTGGTCATCACTTACTTCGTTGTGCATCACAGCCACACCACTGATACAGAGCGCATCAAAGATACCTTCTGTCACAATCACATTTTGCCAACCTGCTTGCTGTAGGTCTATACCAAACACGTAGCCTTTCTGCATGTCATTGATGTAACGTGGATTACGATCATCCAAGAAACGTACGGTGCTGCCTACCACTTGATTGTTGTACGTAAACGGAACAATTACACCTGCTCGTGTTGTGGCAGATACCATGATGGGATAGTCTTCCGGCACATGCCTGCTACGCAAATATGCCCAATGATCGGGTGTTGCTGGTGTTACAAAATCTGTAAATTCAGGCAAATCTGTTTCCGTAAACTCAATGGGTGCTGTGTTGTTCCACACACGCTGACGGTCTTCAATCATGCCTTCCATGCTACGATGGCGCATGCTTTCAAGATTGATTTGATTGATATCGTTCTCAGGAACACCAATCCATTCCAGCAGGCGTCGTGCTTTGAATCCGATATTGCGGCCTAAAATAAAACTTGCAGTATAGCCACAGTTAAAACACGAATAACTCCACCCTTGATCAGACAATTTAATACCACCACGCCCTCTGCGGTCTGGTGTATTGCCATTATGAATACAACACGGCGCATTGCCAGAAATCCAACCCGATGGGCTTAGTTTAGTTTTTCTTCCTGTTTTCCAATATGAGAGGATGTCAATCAATGCGTATTACTTTCCACAAATTTTCATTTTTTCTTTTAACTAACGGTTGTGCATTATTATAACACTTTCTATACGCCGAGAACAAGCCCCAATACGTTATTTTTAGTTCATCTTTATGTAGTTCGGCAAATTCTTTGAGTCCTAAATTAGTTGTCCATTCTTTGCCATCTGGTGACGTTATTTTATAAGTTCCTTTATGCGAATCGCTTTTACGTTTTTTTGTTTCGGCAGAGTCTTTAGAATTATTATATCTGCGTTTTTGACCAGTACTGCAATTTAATGCCCGTTTTTCTTTCCACTCAGTTGATACATTTTGCCAAAATAGTTTTGCAGAGTCCGAATCATGGCCGTCGCCGCCGGCGGTTACATTATAACCAGTTTGTAACGTTTCATATTTTTGTATCCAGTATTTTTCTCTTTCGTTTAACTCATCCGAAGACCAGTTAATATTTTGTTCTATAATCTTAAATTTCATGTTTACCCACCCATATTTTCGAATGGCTTCGAGGATAGGACGCTTTATGCTTGGAAAATATTTTGCGGCTGATTGATAAAGTATAGACTTTTGAGTTGGGCCAATAGTGCTTTTGCCAACGTATTGTTTGCCGGATGGTGATGTAATAATATAGATGTATTTCATACACCTATTTATCAAATAACAGTTAAAACAAATTAACGGTACTTCAAGTTTACCACACGTCCTGTGGAAACAAGTACCTGCACTGACTGCATGGTAGGAGGAACTGGGCGATATCCAGAACCACCGGATATCAGTGTAATGCCACTGATTGAACTGCCCGATATACTGGCAGTGGCCACAGCACCTGCGCCTTCACCCACAAACTCAATCAGGGGCGGAGCCAAATAACCAAAACCTGGGTTAGAAACAGTGACTCCTGTGACAATGCCGTTGGCCACTGTGGCAGTGGCTTGACCGGGATTGCCCATTGCTTGACCATTTGTACCAGTGGTGTATATGCTGTTGTTGAAACACAAACGCAACAACGGATGCCATCCAATCACGTTCATGAAAATGGTTTCGGTTCTGTTTAGGTACTGAGTAGATTCTGTAACATTGTACCAGATACTCTGATAGTTTTCTGCGGCCTGGGCCTTGATGGTACCTGTATAGCCAAGCAGGTCCATTTGTATTGTGGTTACTGCGCCAACTGGTTCTATGAAACTGCTGTAAAATTCAGTTGGTTGGTAAGGACTGTAGTTGTTGATTGAGCTGCCGGCATTTAATGCCCAATCTGGGTATACACTACTGCTGGACCCACCATAACTGACCTGAGCTGTGATTTCTGTGGTGGGAATTGTCAAGTTGGCACTGGGAACATATTGCGGATACACACTGTCTACCACATCAAGCGGAGCACGAGCACCCGATTGTGCATCTGTGTACACTGCTTCTATTAGATTGCCACTGGCTCGCATGATGCTGTAGGCAGCGGGTTGTGCTAACACTGTGTCAAGTTCTGCTGTGGTCAGTGTTACTTTGGCACGACCATACTGTGCATTGATAACAACCATTTCTTTTTGTACCAACAATGCATCGCCATTTTGGCTAACCATTCTAAATGTCAGTGTGCTGCCTGTGATATTCACGGGTTTTTCGTCTTGATTGATGAACTCAAACAAGATCACGTTGTCAACACCTTTGTTAATTGTTAGTTTTTTAGCATACACAGGATTGTACCTCAGATTGAAATAAGCACCACTGGTGTCGACTACAATAACTCGAGTTACTTGTTGGTAAAGGTAAGCAGTGGTTGAATACATATGACTGTATTTAGCGACAAAAGATAACCTTTAAATTTAGCCAAAAATGCACGGTATAAATACCACCGATGGCCAATGATATCTTTACTAAACTCAGCGAACAATATCCCTTTATTACACTGTGTGTATATGCTTCTACGGAGTATGTGGGCATTGTGCAGAATCAAGACGCCACTGTTACTACCATATACGACTTTGGCAGTATACACGACCCTGTACTAAAGCAACGGTTCCTAGAGTTGGCCAATGCTTGGTGGTGGGAAAGTAATAGAAGTATTCCCATCAACATCTTCCTTAAAAAGGACTGGGACGTATTCCGACCCTGTCTCCGCACATTTGCCAACAAAGACTTGGAAATCTTACACGGGCCTATTTGCAGCCTTGCTGATATTGCATTGAAAAAAGGCAAGCGTAAAAGTATTACACTTGTGCGACGGATGGACTGAGCAAGTTCATGTGTAATGCCACCAAGGCTGCGTAACTAATTGCGTGAGCATGTTTAAATGTGTAGCCTCGACTTTCGTCACCATCCCACACACTTTCAAACACTACGTCCCAGGGTTGTCGTTGCAAGTGTGCTTTGCCCGGACGAATAATACTAATGAACGCTGCCATTCTTGGGATACTATCTGGGCGCATTGCGTTCAGCAGGTCTGTATAGTTGCCCACATGGGCTAGCTGTTGGGCCCACGCAGGTTCTTGCCATAATCTTGTCCATTCTGGTTCTGTAGCCACTGCTGTAGCATAGTGTTCGGGACTGGTGATCAGCTGATAAACACTCATGTTTAACAGATCAATTTTAAAATAGCCCAGTTGCTCTGCTGCTTCGTAGTCTATGGCTGCACAGTGATTGACAGGATCCAAGGGGATGTCTGTGACATACACCCCGGAGTTGTGCCGACGCACTTGTCCTTGCACTGTTTGACGTGCAGGAGTGTGCTGAATCAATTTCAGTACTGCTTCTCTGTTGGCAAAATCTAAATCAATGTCTGCACTCATGTGTTTT